TGCGTGCCGTCAACAGCGACGCGCCACTTAGGCGTGTTCCGCACCAGATCACGCACGATGCGATCGTGCACGAGCCTCCAGTTCTTCTCCGACAGGTCGATCTTGCGCTTCGGATCGACCGCTCGATGATGCGTCATATCATGTATGGTCCAGCCGTAGCGACTCCACCTCGGACGTAGCCACTCGATCATGCTTTCGAGTTGGGCCTTGGTCAGCGGCTCATCGGCTTTCACCTGTGGCACAGTCAGTTCGAACTCAACGCCGAGCGTGACGAGGTTCGGATTCACGCCCCTGAACTTGCCGTGCCCGGCGTGCCACGTTACGTCCGTATCATCCGCCAGCGTCGTGCGGTCGCCGGTCCGGGCAATGACGACATGCGCTGATGCCTTCGATGCACGGTCTGTGAGCCACGTCACTGCCCCGGCGGCCGTACCGGCCGTGTGGTGAAACACCACCCCCTCACGTTTATTCTCGACGCCTTTCGTGATGTTGGGCGTCGGTCTATGTGTCTCACGGTATTTCATGGTGACGGCGTGTGCTTGATCTCAGGCATCATTACCTCGGTTCAATCTCGCGGTCGTCAGGCTTGCTGCGCCCCGGATCGTGGCCGCTGTAGCCGCCGCCGTAGCCGCCCGGCTGCCTGGTCTTCCGCCTGTTGGCGTTGACGATGAATAGCGTGATAATGATGGCCAGCGCTGCTGCCGGAATGATCCACATCATTGGTCTTCCTCATCGAATGATTCGTATCGCTCGGCAAAATTTATGCGAGCCGCTGCCGCCTCTTGCAAGGCCTGCTGGATCTCCGCCTCCGACTTACCCTCGGCATGTAAGGCGAGCGTGATCTCTTCGTCGGTCATCATGCGCACGCTGCACGACGCTGATTGCGTCAGACTCTGGTTATCGGTCATGAGTACGTTGCGGTTATGCTGTTGAGTTGGAATCGAACGTTCACTGGCACCGACACGGCTGGGCTGATCGAGCCCTCAATGACGGTGTTCGAGCCGATACGGACGCGCGCCGCCTGGATCGACCAATTGCTCGTCTCTGTATTGGTCCAGTACTGGACCGGCGTCGTGCGCCGCAGTTGCATCCCCGACACACTGAGCACGTTTGCGCCGGTCGGGCCGCCCGAGAGCGTCTTCCAGCTTGACGAGCCGTCTCGAATTTGCCACGTGTAGGAGTGGTTGTGATTCAGCCCCTCCAAGAGGATATTCGTCAGGCCGGGCCTATTCGCATACGTCACACGCACGTAGTTGAGCGTGAACTGCGCGTAGCCCTGCACCGTCACTGCCGATGACAGGTTGAACGTGCCAAAGTCCATCCAGTCGAAGCCGGTCGATCCCTCCGTCCGCACGCGGATGCGTACACGCGCCACGCTGTAGCTGTTAGAGGTCGTATTCTGCCAGACGACAGGGTCGTGCTGCAGCTGCGTGCCGGACGCCTGCCAACCGTCCGATACCGTGCGTATCGACATCTGGCTTGTACCCGATGAGTTTTGTAACTGAAACTCAGTTTCACAGGTGCCGCCTAAATCGATGCTGTTCTCGAGCATCGCCATAAATCCTTCGGTCATGTCTATACCTCTATTATAGTGGTGCGATATGGATACTGATGCCGCCTATCGGCGTGATGACGTTCTGGCCATTGGCTATCGTGTTGGCGGGGTAGTTAAGGGTGGTGATTTCGTACAAGCCTGACTGAACACGGAGACGGGCATTGTGCCACCCGTCTGACGTACCCCAATTGATCGCCGTCGTGTTCTGCAGCATACCGGGGAATATCTCGTCCATATAGACCGTGCGACTCGACCACACCTGCCCGAAAACTGACCGCAGAATCACTTCGACAGTCTTGTTCTTTAGGCCGTTGAACGTATTGGCGTCCACGTCATTAAAAGCCCACTGCAGGATGTAGTCGTTGGTGACCTGCTGGCTACCCGCCGCCGACTTGCCAAGTGTGCGAGATTCCACTACGGCCCGGCTCACCGGGGTCGCCTCCGACGCCGAGCCGAAGCCCCACTCGAAGCGCGTGAGCACCCGTGTCGCCGTGCGGCTCATGTCCGGGATGACAACGACGCTGCCCGCCGCCGTCTTGCCAAGCGTGCGGGACTCGCTCGTGGCCGCGTTTAGATGCTCCGCCGTGCCGGTTGCCGTCTCCGTGCGCCCAAGCGTGCGCGAGACTTGTGTATGCTCTTGGTCTTGATCCTGAACCGTGGTCGACTGGTCACGCCCAAGCGCCACGCCCTCCGAGGCCGCCGCCGTGATGGCAGGAGGGAGCGAAAAGGCGCCCGCCGCCGACTCCGAGATGCTGATCGCACGCGTCGCCCTGCGGCTCACCGTGACCGGCTCGGCGCCCGTACCCGTCGACGAGCGGCCAAGCGTCACCGCCTCACTCACCGATGCCGTCAAGTGCTCAGCCACACCCACCGCCGTCTCGGTGATGGAAAGCGTGCGTGAGGCTTGCGTATCCTCCTGATCCTGGTCGATGGCCGTGGCCGACTCTTCGCGGCCCAGCGTGACCGACTCCGACGCCGCCCCTATCGCGGCTGGAGGAATGACGTACTGGCCTGATGCCGCCTCCGACCTGCCAATCGCCGTCTCGGCCGAGCGGCTTACCTCCGGCTTCGGCGTGTGCGCGCCTTCGGCTGCGCGTCCGAGCGTCACGGCTTCGCTCACAGCGGCTGCCAAGTGCTCCGCCGTGCCTATCGCCGTCTCCACGATCGTCAGCGCCGCCGTGACCTGCGTATCTTCCGTGTCCTGATCCGTTGCAGTAGTCGACACCGCACGTTCAAGCGCCACCGTCTCCGTCGCTGTTGAGGACTGCGCGGGTGGGACCACATATTCGCCCGCGGCCGACTCACTCACGCCGAGCGCGGCTTCGGCTGCGCGGCTTTCCTCCGGCCTTGGCTGGTAGTCGTGCGACACCTCGGCGCCGAGCCCAACCGATTCACTCACCGATGCACTGAGGTGCTCCGCCTCGCCCGTCGCTACCTCGTTCATCCCGAGCGACACCGAGACAAGCGCCTCCTCCTGCTCCTGATCGCTCGAAGTAACCGACAGATCGGCGCCCAGCGTCAGCGCTTCGTCCGCTGTAGCGCTCATCGACACCACCGCCGTCTCGCCGGTCGCCGTCTCGTTTGTTATATCCAGCGCCATGACGATCGCGCTATCCTCGGTCGCCAGCACGCTCTCCCCGTCCGCCGTACGCGCCAGCGCGATCGTCTCTGCCGCCGTTCCGTCGACGTCCGGCACCTGCCCTTCGGCTACTTCATAGATCACGAGCGGCGTCGATGCCTGCGCCTCTTCTTGATGCTGGTCGCCTGATGTGACAGACAGGGTGTGACCAAGTTCAAACGCCTCGTCCGCCTCGCCATAGACTGTAGTATGGCTGGTTACACCCTCGGCAGTCTCCGCCGCCGCCAATGCTCGCTCGGCGCTCTCATCGACTACCCAGCGTACAGACCATGCATCCAGCACCGGCGCGAGCGTAAAAGACTCGAGCGCATCGCCGGTCACGGTCACGTAGTCCGGCTCGCCCGATGCCCCATCGTCATAAATGAGCCAATATGGCACCTCGGTGTCGACGCGCAATACGATCGTCGACGGATCGAGCTCGCGGCCGAGTACGACAGCCTCAGCCGCGCTGACAAATCGATACCGCCCCGATATTTGCTGTACGCTAATCATGCCGGGTCCAGCAGCAGTGTGATGCCAAGATCGCGCCACGACTCATCGAGCGCCGAGGGGGCCACCAACGTGATGACGTCGCCCGCATCGATGGATGCGTTGCCGGATAGCGCGCCAGTAGTTGACGCCGCGTTGAATGTCACTGTTCCGATTTGAGATGCACCGCGGCGTATGCTGAGCGTGCGCGTCGCGGACGGCGGCTCCAGCACGCCCGCGCTGCCCCTGCCCGACCATGCGCACGGATGCGTCGCTACCCACATTAAAAGAATCTGGTCTTCGCCCGGCGTGCCGGTTACGTACGTCGAGACGCCTGTAGGGCGGAGATAACGCTGGTCGGCCTCTTCTATCGTCAACCCTCCTGATGCGCCGCCGCCCTGTACAGGGCCTGAACCGCCGTAGGGACGCGGCCTGACCTCCACTTCTTCGCGCATCCCACTCGGCACCGGCACGTCGATCAGCTCGATGCCCTCGATCGTCGCCTGACCGGAAGGCCATTCGATCTCCATGTAGGTGGGCCAGTAAATGGCACCGTCGAGCTGCATCTTTTTGACCGGCGCCATCTCCGACACCGGCCCCATCGTCGTCAGCCGGACGCGCCGCCGACCCTTGCCCCGCGTGCGCATCAGGTGCTCGGCGAGAATCTGTGTGTGCGGCACCGTGCGAGACTCGGTGCCGACCCGCCACTCGGACGTCAGCGCGCCACTTTCAAGCAGCATTGCGCCGCGTGCCGAGCCGAAAGGGCCGTCTCCAAGCGGCACATTGATCTGTTCCGTCTCGCCGTCCTGTGCTGTGGGGCTGTAGGAGGTAAAACTGATGATCTCGCGCCCGGACGCCACCTGTGGCATCAGCTCTATCGCGTCGTAGTATGTCTCACCCGTTGAGTCTGCATGACTGGCAGCAACACGGACCACGCCGTCGTACAGCCTCACTTCGACCGTGCCGCCCTCAGGTACAGTCGGCAACATGAAAAGCCGATTCACCCACCCGAAATCGTAGCCGACAACCACGCTACGGCCGACGTAGATTTTATGTGGTGCGCTTTGCCAGCGCCCGGTCACGTCGTTGAAGTAGTGACCACCGAGATGCCTGACCTCCGCGAAAAAGAACATCTCGTGATGCTCCGTCGGGATCTCTGACGTCTCGTAATAGATTCGGCCCGCCATCGAAACGCTTAGCGCGGTCGGACCAGCACCCACAGCAACAGCCACGCGTTGGTATCCATAGCCAGAGGCGAACGGCGCCGCCGTCTCCGGGTCGATACGCTCCATCGTCACGTAGGCTTCGCGCACGCCCACGTATTCACCGTCGACAGCGAGTGCGGCGGCCTGCCTGCGGCCAATGCCCGTCCATCCCGGTGCCGTCGTGCTGCCTCCAATCGGCCCCGCCTCGAATGAACCATTTTGCAGCGCCACCGCCGTCCCACCGACGTCGTAGGACGCCCGCCCCTGACGGGCTGGCGGCTCTCCGGAGAGCTCATCGCTACGGACCACCCATTTGTCCACCGAAAACGTGTCGCCTGCCGCGTGCGGCGTCGTCACTTCCCACCGTCCGCGCCACTGCGTGAGCTGCGCCTGCTGGGTGCCGAGGATCGCCCGGACGACATCGCCGCGGCTGTGCGTCGGCTCGCCCGTCTCATCGTCGTAAAAGCGCGCCTGATCGATCCGTATCTGTGCGTAGGGAGCGATTACGCCGGGCGTGCGGAAACGCGACGCGTATTCATGCTGTGTGATGCTGTGGCCGACGTAGCCAAGCTCGCGCTCGAGTATCGTACCGAGCGACGCCTGCCCTGTATAGGGTGCGCCGTCCGCCGCCGTAAATATCTGGTCATCGAGCGAGCGCACGCGGTCTTTTGCAACCACCCGCACGCCCTGCACGCCGTCATCAAGCTGCGTCACCGCCGTGACCGGCATCACGTATCCCTGCCACATGACCGCCGCACCGTGACGCACCACCATTCGATACTCGCGTGACTCGGCCGAGAGCGTGCCACGCACCGCGCCCAGCGCCGCCGCATCCGTGATGATGAGATTGACCGTCACTTGGCTTGGCCGGATGTCCGCGTCAAGATCCGCGCCTCGCGTGCCGTATTCCTCAACGTAGAAAGGCGTGCCCGCGTGCACCTCATGTATCGCGCCCGAATAATCGCGCCGTAGCACTTCTATCATGTGCGTGCCCTCGGCCGTCGCCAAGGATGCCCGTATGATGACGCCATATGCCATTTAGTATCCCTGAACCCTTCGAACCGTGTCGATCGTCGCCACCAGATCCCCGCCTCGCTGGACGAACTCGCCCCGTATGCGCACGTCGATCGGCCCTGAGCGGACGGCGCCGAGCGCGTGATTCGGGATGATCTTCCCGGCCGAGGGCGGCACGAAAAGCTCCGGGCCGCGCTCACCGACCACGTAGGCCTGCCCCGACATGACTGGCCCGCCCATCGCCCGCGCTCCACCAAAGCCGAGTGCGCCCCTAAGGAGTGAACCGAACGAGCCGATGGTGCCGATACCGAACAGCGTGGCAATGCCCCTCAACGCCGCCGCCTTTGCCACCGCCGCCGTAATGTCCGCGATAAGCCGCGCGAAGATGCGCTGCGCCATCTCGCCGAAGCTTTTGAGCGTATCCGAGAGCGAGCGGAAACCGTCTTCCATCATGATCACACCCTCGACCACACGGCCGACCGCCATCGACACATCGTCTGCAAGGATGTACGCCGCCGCTTCACCAAAACTCACCGTGCGCTCATGGACGATGCCGAGCCGCTCTGTGAGGCCGTCGAGGCGGACCGATACATCGTCAAGACCCGGCAGGAAGTTTTCGGCCATGAGCGGATCTTCCGTCATTCGCGCTCGTGCGGCCAGCGTCTCGCCAATCACCATGTTGAGGGCGTCGAGCTCAGACCTTATGCGCGCCGTATCTGCCCCGCCGATCTCAATGTCTCCACCGTAAACATCTTCCAGAAAGCTCGTCATCAGCCGCGCACGATCCTGCATCGCTTTGAGTGGATCGCGGCCCGAGAAGGCGGCAGCGATGCGGTCGACACGCATGAGCGCCGCGGCAAGATCCGACAAGTGGATCGATGTCTCCTCTGCTCCGCCGCCCATACCCTCGATACTCACTGTAGCATCATCCGCGATGCCCGACAAGAGCAGCATCGGGCGATAAATATTTGCGACCGCATCTTCGAGCTCACCGGCGATCCGGACCTGATCACTGAACGCGTCGCCGATCATGTCGACGTTACGGATGATCCCCATCGCCGCGTGCCGCTCGAGGGCCGTATTCAACCCCTCGGCAACGTCCCTTCCAAGATCGGCCGCCGCTTGAACAAGGTCTCGCCAGCCACCTGTTCGGAAGTCATGTACCGCCCGCTGGACAGGGTTCTCGCCAAGCCACTCCCACGCCGCAGTCGCACCGTCAGCGGCGCTATCTCCAAAAGACTTCCACATAGAGGCGGACCGCTCGAGCCACCCCCTCGTGTAGCCGATTATTCCCTCCCCCTGTCGCTTCGCGATATTGAGCAGGGCGGTCCACATATCAGCCCACTCGCCTTGAACGAGAGAACTGAACGTCTCGAATAAATCAGCGATGTTGTCGAGCGAATCACCAACAGTCGTCGTGATCAGCTGCCAGATCGCGCCGACCTCGCGATGAACACCCCTCCATGCACCTGCGAAAGCATTCAGCGCCGGGCGAACAGCAGACAACGCTGCTTCGATCTCATCGCGCATCGCGTACGCCGCCGCCCCGACGCCCACAATAGCCGCTGCCGTAAGCCCGACCGGGCCAGTGAGTGCAAGGAAACCGGTTTTGATGACCGGCAGCAGGGTGGTCATGCTACCAAGCGCAAGCAGGACCGGGCCGATCGCCGCGGCAACGCCTGCTACGATGGCTGTCGTGCGGAGAATGGCCGGGTTCATATCTGCGATCCGGCGAACGAGATCCGTCGCCCGACGCGTCATATCCTCGAAGAAGTCCAGAACTCCAGACTCCGCAACCGCAATCCCAAGGCCCTCGACCGCGCTTTTTAGGCCGAGCATCGCGCCGCGAAACCCTTGCATCTGCACATCGGCGACCTCCTTCGTGACGCCAGCGGACTCCCTCAGCTCCTCCGTCAAGCCGCGCACGGCGTCCGCGCCCTGATCGATGAGCGTCTGCATCGCCGGACCGGCCCGTTGCCCGAAGATCGTGAGCACATCGGTCGTGTCCGCACCCGCTTCGGACAGTCGCTCTATGATCTCTGTGAGTGAGTTTGTTGTTGGGCTAAGATCTTTAACCGATAGTCCCAGCCGCTCAATCGTCCGCCGTGTATCCCCCGTAGGCTTCGCGAGCTGCGTTAATGCTTGCCGCAGACCCGTACCCGCCATCGAGCCCTGAATACCCGCGTTACCCATTAGGCCGATCGCGGCCGCCGCTTCTTCAAACTCGACGCCCATGCCAGCCGCGACCGGCCCGGCGTATTTCATCGCCTCGGCAAGCTGTCCGAGGTCGGTATTCGATGACGTAAACGCCTTCGTTAGAACGTCCGACGCCCGCGCCGCTTCCTCCGTCGCAAGGCCATAACCCTGCATGATGTTGGACATGACGTCCGCCGTTCGAGCGAGATCCATCCCCGAGGCCGCCGCGAGGTCGAGCGTCGCGGGCATCGTGCCAAGGATCTGGTTAGCGTCGAAACCGGCCATCGCGAGGAAACCCATCGCGTCCGCGGCCTGCGATGCGGAGAACTGCGTGCTGATGCCCAGCTCTTTCGCCTGATCGCTCAACGCCTCGAGCTGTGATCCGGTCGAGCCCGTGAGCGCCTGAACGCGGTTCATCGAATATTGGAAGTCGCCGCCCATGCGCGCCACCGCGTATCCGGCCGCCGTGACGGGAACGGTGATCGCCGTCGTCATCCGGCGCCCGACCTCCTGCATCCGCTTTTGGATCGGCTCAAGCGCACGAGAGGCGTTACGGATGCCCTTCTGGAAATCCGAGAGGTCAAGTCCGAGCCTTGCCTCAAGTCCGGCCGTTCGTAGCATCTAAACCCCCAATCCGTTTCCTGCGATCATTCGCCGCGTGGCACCGCGCCATATAGGCAGACACCCGGCGTTTGAAATCGCGTTTGAACCTGTCGTGAGCAGGCGTTCCCGGCTTCGGCATCGCGCCGCCGTCGTTCCCGCCCACTTCAAGCAGGTCCTCGACCTTCCAGACCTTCTTTTTCGTCCCGACGAGCGCGTTAAGCAGCCACGCCGTCTGCCACGCCGTGCGCCGCCATGCCCGCTTCTCCGCCTCAGCGGCCCCTTGAATAAGCAGATCGACTTCGCCCGGCGTCATCCCATGCCGGACGACTACGCCGTGCTCAGCCGCCTGCTCAAGCATCCGGGCCGCATCAATCATGGGCTCTCGTCCAAAGGGACCAGTAGGTCCTCCGGGTTATCCTCTTCCCTCGCCTCCCCGGTGTCCGTCTTCGTCTTCGCGCCGAGACGTTCAAGGGCTTCGAGTAGTGGCCCCTGCGCCCGCGCCCACGTCTCAAAGAGAGGGTGTTCCTCTTCCTCAACCCACTGGATCACGCGAGACAGATCGAGACGCGGATAGTCGTGCAGAAGCCCGAGCCATACCGCCTCGGCCATGTCCGCAATCGTCGGGTCAGTCATGGCCGAGATCGGGATGCGTATCCCGTAGCGGCGCTGAGCGATCGAGAAGGACATGAGTGGGTATTTTAACTCCCGCGTCTTGCCCCCGATCTCGATCTCTACCGATGGAATCGCTGCCATATCAGCTCACCACCCCGCGCTCGAATTTACCCTTGCCGTTTAGCGTCGCGCTGACCGTCGCCATCTCCTGATCGCCCGCTGAGAGCGAGAACGCGCCCGGCGCCGCCCGGCCCCAACGCTGCACGTCGCCAGCCACTCCGGTCGTCAGAAGCCAGAAGAGCTCCTGCGTGTCATCAAGCAGCGCCTGCTCAATCACGTCCTGTCCCTCCTGCCCGCTGCGATCCGCCATGCCCTCGACACCCAACGAATAACCCTTGCGGCCTGAATAAACGTCGTTCCACGCGCCGTCATCCTTCGTGGCGCCGTCGATGTCGTCAACCGACACATCGAAGGAGTGGCTCGTGGCGAGCCCGACGAAACTGTAATCATTCGTGGACTCCGGATCGGTCGGTTCTTCGTCTGTCAGCCAGAGGCCGAGCTCTTGTCCCTTAAAACGTGCCATCGATTAAACCTCATGCTGTTGTGCGATATGAAACCGAAAGGCCGCAGCGGCCTGATAATGCGAGCCCATCTCCGTGTGAATCGCGATCACCGGCGATGACTCGTATATAGTGAGCGCAACCACAAAGGGCGGCTCAAGCTTTATCTGATCCTCCTCGTCCGTGACGGCCGCGACGATCGCCGCCCGAATAGCCTTCGCCTCTGCGACGTTATGCGAATAAACGCGGACAGTCGTAAGTATCTCTGTTCCGGCCTCGCTCTTCGTGCGGGCCGTCCCATCTTCCGTCGACTCGCCAATCAGGACGTACGGCCAAGCGATGCCCTGCTCCGGCCGCGTCGTGACCGGAGCGCTGAACCCGGCCCCAGCGATGGCGCCGATGATCCTGTCGCCAAGCGCCTTTTGAAGTGGAAGATCTGCCGATAGCGTGCGCATCTATCCCTCCACCAGCTTTTTAAGATCGCGAACGAAGCCCGGCACGTGCTTCTCGAAGGCGTCGCGTAAAAACGGGTTGGCCGGGATGCCCCGCGTCACCACGAACTGCCCGCGCCGCTCGTCAAAATACACCCACGGCGTACGGCGGCCCTCACTATGGAAGATGCCCGTCCCTTCGTGCACATAAACCGCGTAATGGACGTCCGTGAATACCTCGCCACCGAGCGATGCCCGAAAAAACGCCGCGTCGAGCGCATGACGGATCGAGTTTTTGAGGCGTCCCGTATCCGTGCGGGGAATCGAACCCCCACCACGATCCATGTTGCGCCGTGCGTCCCGCTCGATCATCAGCAGGTAGCGCTTAACCAGGTTCGATGCTTCGGCGCGCAGTGAGGCCGACGCCCGTTCGAGGCCCTGCATCATGCGCTTAACCTCCCGGTCCGGTATGTCAAGCGTCACTCTCAAGGCATCACCTCCGCTGACGTGCAGACCATCTCGATCATTCGGTTCCGGTACGACGTCGCGACCGGGCCGTGTACCTCGTACACCTCACCCGTCGCCTCATGCCTGATGCGATCCTTCGCGCTGATCGAAAGCGGATAACGAGCCGTGATCCGGGCGCGCTTCTCTGCCGTCACCTGCTCGCCGCGCATACGCTCAGCCGCGGACTGCACAGTGACCTCCGCAAGAAACATATCGCCCTCCTCCCAATGCACGACCGGCTCGTGATACTCCGTCTGCGTCTCCACGCGGCGAAGCACCGTCATAAACTCGGTAAGGTGAGATGCCGTTTTCATCTTCGCCATCAGATCGCCACCCTCCGGTATCCGGCCCGATTGAGCAAATGGCGCGCAGCCGACTGCTCGAACTCGTGACTCGTCCGGCCCTCGTACATATCTGCTATCGTGAGAAGCACCGCATGCTTTAGCACGGATGGTGCCCCGCCCTCGTGCCCGGCTCGATATAGCACCGACACGTCACCAGAGAACGCGCCCGAAAGGCTCGGATACTTGCCAGCAAGGGGCTCGTAGTGGGCCGGGTCCTGTAGATCGCCGCCGATCGTGACGCCGATGATCTCGGTCGGCGGGCCGATCGGAAGGCGCAGCGGCCCCGACGCACCCTCGTATGAGGCCCGTATCGTCTGCGGCATGATCGCCTCGCCGGACTCCGACTCGACGATCTCTGTTGCGGGTAGGATGAGACCCTCGATCAGCGCGTCCTCAACCGAGTTTGTCACACGTAGGAAGGCCCGCACCTCATCGAGCGTCACGGGCAGATCGCCCGAGCGATCCACGACGGTCACGCCGGTAAGCCTCGTCGCGCTATGTCGGGTATAGCTACTCAGCACGGCTGATGTACGCGTCAACTTCCGACTCGCGGCCCTTGAATACCTCTTCGCCGTCTTTGACGGCCGCATACCAGCCGCCGCCCTTATGAAGCTTCGTCACCTCACCCGACGCCGGTTTCATCCGGCTCGGGCCGGTCGGCTTCGTCTTCCGTGCATCGCCGCCGACGCGGCGCACGCGGCCTCGACTTTCGTAGACGCGGACGATATTCTCGGGCAGTTCGGCCGTCTGGCCTTCGGCATAAGGCCCGAATGGCTTTAATATTTCGACTTTCGGCATCTCGACGTCCTCGTTTTACTGTCCACATGACTCACGGCCCCGCCCGATGGCGGGGCTCGTGATGTCAGTTAGCGACTTATCCGTCGCCGTTTCCGTCGCCGTTTCCGTCGCCGTTTCCTTCACCAGGCGTCACAGTGCCATACACGAAGGCATCCGGCCGCAGCACAACGAGCGCGACGCGCTTCTCGGCGCGAACCGTGGCGAGGTTGCGCTGGAAGTTGTCCGAGTCCTCCGTTGAGATGCTGAGCGTCGCCGCCTGCTTCTCGTATAGCTCTGCCCCGAGGTTGAACGCCCCGGCGAGGAAGTCGCCGACCGTGACGGCCGTCGTGGCCGCAACCGGGAGGCCCCAGAGACGCGGCACGGACGAGTCCTGCGGGCGCGCGAAAATGTAGGCACCCTGCCCGTCTTTGACGAGCTCGAGATCGGCCCAGTCGAGGTCGTTGAGCGCAAGGCCCGTCGCCGGGAAGCCGCTCAGCCCAACCTGAGCGATCGCCTTACGGATGCGGTCAAGCCCCTGCGGGCTGTCGACCGAGTCCATCAGGTTCTCGTTAAACGCCGTCGCCTGGGTGAACAGTCCGTGTAGGTTCTGCCCGTTGCCGTCGCCGTAGAGCGCCTGCGCCTCTTCGCGGAGGTCAAGCAGGATGCCCATGCGCGCACGGATGTGGCCTTCGAGCGCTGGGATGTCGTCGAGAAGCTGCGTCGGCACGCGGATGAAGTGCGCAAGCGTACGGACGGCCTCGCTCTCGACCCCGATTTTGATGTCCGTGTGGCCCTTGAGCTCGCCGAGCGCAGACTGTGGCCCGGACCTGTCAGTAACGTCCGTCTCGCGGACGAAATACACCGTGTTTTGCGCCGTCTGAATGACCGGCAGCAAGTCTCGGACCGTGAGGCGCCGCTCCTGAGGGCCGATGATGCCCGGCCGATAATAAGGCTCGTACACGGCGCCGACAGTCGTCACGTCCTTGTGCCCCTTCAGCATCTCATCGATGTTGAACGAGACACGTATTTTCTCGGACGCGGACGTGATGCCCTTCTCGCGAAGCTTGCGCCCGAGCGCGGCGGCCATATCGACCTGCTTTCGCTTGCCCTTCTGATAGTCAACGATGCGCTCGTCCGTCTCCGCTGTGGCGAACGCTTTCAGGCGGGTTTCGAGGCCGTCGATACGCTCGTTGAGCGCGTCCTGCGCCTCCTGAACAAGCTCCTGTATCTCGTCCGCCTTCGCGGCGTTGTCCTGAATAATCTTCTCGGCGCGCTCTTTGAGCTCGGCAACGCCTTTTCCGGCGTCTTCGCCAGCCTTGATGCGCGGCTCGACTTCTTCGAAAAGCTCTTTAAGCTGCGATTCGAGCGCCTTGGCGGCCTCCTGGATCTGTTTTTCCTGCATGTCGCTTTATGCTGGTTAGGTTCATGCGTGCGAGTAGTCCTTGCATGATCTCTACCTCGGAAAGCGACTCACCCTGCGTGCCGGTTTCGCTGCTGCGCGACGCTTGGAGTGCTGTTTTGACCTCGGAGATCACCGTTTCGAAGCTCTGAAGTGAGGCTTCGATTTCCTTCGCGCGGCTGTCTGTAATGGGCCGCGATAATGTGCGCTTAAATGACTTCATCTGCAGGATCATGTAATCCAACAGAAGCGGGTCATCCTGAAGCGCTTTAAGATCAATCGTGGGCGTATTCATGTTTGCGCCCCACGTGACGCCCGAGCCTTCGTATAGCCGGAGCTCGGTCAGGGCGATCGCGCCCCTATCCTCATCAATGCGATGCCCGATCACATCGAAGGCGATCGAGTGCTCGCGGATGACGCCCTCTTCGTACTCAATCAGCGCGTCGCGGCCCTTGGCCGTCTGCGAGAGCTTCGACCGAAAGAGAAGGCCGAAGTCGTCTTCGATAATCTCAATCGGTCGCCCCACGCGGTGCGTCGGGTTGTGGTCGAACAGGTGCGCGATCCGGTCGCGGCCCTTCGGCCCCCACTCATTGATGGTCTTGGTAAAGGCGCCT